GAACGTCAGGAAAAGATTGGGCCTTACTCGATCATGTTACCTTACTTTGAGCGAAGATCCCAGGTGTATAGTTACTTTGAGCATCCTGATATACGTATCGATAGGGCTGCTTTAGATTATGCATCTGAGAAAGTTGCGAGATTGATCCCGCGTCAGTTGCGTGCAACATCAGTCGAGAATGCATTCGCAGAGATGCCTCGTGGTACTAATTTAGGTGCACCAGTGTTTTCAGCGGACTTGAAAGAGTACGGTGCTGTTGTACTTGAATTAGCTCGTGAAGCCATACGGAGTGACTTCAATTTAGAGGTCCCTCCATGCATACTCTATTGGCGTGGACAGCCAAAAGGGTTGACTGAGACACCAAAGCAGCGCACAGTGTGGGGATTCTCTCACTGGGTGACTATTTTGGAGCTGATGCTTCAAACACCTATGTTACATGCGCTTCGTAGAGATATGAGCTTTTGTGCATGGGTATCACAACCTAAAGTGAATGAAGCAGTTACAGTAGTCTTAGATGAAGCTGAGAATGATGTGTTAAGCGTTGACTTTTCAGGATTTGATGCGAGTGTACATCAGATTCTAATTCATCGAGTGTTTGACATCATTCGAGTATGGTTTTCTACCAGAGAGGAATCTCTGATTAACTTCGTGGAGAAGTCTTTCCTTTCCACAGGATTGATCACACCAGAGGGTATTCTTACCGACCGTGCTGGTGGCGTCCCGAGCGGTTCCGGAGTCACCAATTTGGTTGATTCCCTTGTGCAGCTTTTAGCGTTCCATTACTTTGCATACATAACACATAATGCAATTGATATGGGATTAGTGCAGGGAGACGACGGAGTCTTCAGTTTCCGGAGACCGTGGAGGCTAGAAAACGTCCATGAAGTTTTAGAGTCAATCGGTTTGAATGTATCGAGCGACAAGGGTGGCGTTTCTCGAGATATGGTACTCTTTCTACAGAATGTACACCATAAAGGGTACCGTCAAGATGGCTATGCTGTGGGGATTCGTCCCGTTATGAAAGTATTAAACGGAATGCTTTCGTATGAGCGGTTCCATAAGAGGTGGAATAGCTATGACGACTCGATCCGCTGGCGGCAGCAACTTAGTAGCGCTTCATACCATCCTGCTTTTCCGAAGTTTGTTAGGTGGCTGTTTGACAACGATCGCTACTCGTGTTTATCACTAAGTAGGTTAGTGAAGGAAGCGGGTGGAAAGGAAATGGTCGAAAGCGCGCTTGAAATGAAGGCATTTCCCTACGGCAAACCTTCCTTGGCTGAGCTGAAGACCGGGCCAGTGGAAGCCCTACTCCACCAGTTCTGCAACGGGGACAAACATCTTACGGCGCGTGGGTGAAACTCCCAGG